CCTCTTTATTGCCATGTCCACACAGTACGTTGTGCACAAGGTTAGCCCATTGTTGCGATGGGTAGTCGAATATGGTGGCACGTGTACTAACGTTGCTCGGGGTCTGTACTCTATAGTCCTCAATTCGCTGGTCACTGGTCATTTAATTGGCCTTAATGTGATCAACCCGCAATACACCGACGATCCTACTAGGTTCCTCGCGTATATTCCGGGGACGCCGTTGGTGAACAGCCAAAATCCATACTGGGTGTATGAGAGCCTTCCTAACGCTTCGTGGTGGTTTCCACGTTGGCGTAACTATTGGGCTCGTGGTGTGGATTATGGCTGTTTGTTGATGTCGTTGGTTCTTGCGTCGTTGCTTGTCGCATGCACATACTGGAACGGTAAACTTGATTTTGTGGGTGTCACCTCGTCGTTGGCAACGTGGCGTCGGTTTGGTCGAATTGGGCATTTATGCTCTGCGACTTTACTTTGATGCTTTACGTTTGTTATGTCTTCGGGGGTTGTACCTCACCTTGGTTACTAGTTTCTGGGTTGTGCGTTTGCAGTTGGTCATCATCCATGCAGCGTTTATGTCAGCCCGTTATTGGGCGTACCGACATTATGGTGATTTGGGTGATGATTACCAGCATATTACCCACCGTTTACGTGACTCGTTTCGCAAATTGCAATTAGCTGCCCCTGAACACTACGATGCTCCTCGCCATGGCCACATTCGTGCGGCCATTGGTCGCACCGTAGCAGATGACACTATCAATAATTTTGCGATCGACCATAAGTACACCGTTTACTCTGTCCAAAAATCACGCCGTGATGTTAAATTTGGTTTGCGCGGATCGTTGGATCGGCGCTTTCCTATTGACACTCACAGTCGTGGTGTTTCCACTGATAAGATTCCCAGAAAACCAATGTTGAAATTGATGAATGTCGATTACTACTTAGATTTCCTGGAATATTTATGGATGGACGTGCCGTTTTTCATGTATACCTTCACTCCACCAACACCTGTTGGTGAAAATGCTGAGTTTAAATGGACGGTTCGTAATAATGAGGTGCATATGGAAGTCACTGGTGGTGCGACGTATCAACATCAATTATGGGACTGGAGCCCTGACCATATTACGGCTCAATATCCCGGGTTTGGCATTGTTTACAATGTCGATACATTCCGGGTGTCGCCTTGTTGGTCACTTATTTTGTTGACACCTAAACATCGTTATTATAGTGATGTGCTAGTACCTAGCATGACACTTAAACGGCGTCAATTGTCACAATTTGTACACACTTATCACACACGTTCCCGTATGTTGGACCCTGTTGAATCGATAATTATGTACACTACTCCTTCTTCCCACACGATGTTGTTAGCAGCTCCGGGTGAGTATACTAGTATTGAAGTCAATGCCGAAGTATCAAATGTATTGCGAGCTCGCGGGTTGCATGATAACATGCGACCGCAAGATATCCACACACGTTGTTCCAACGTGTATGGGCGTGCATCAAACTTTGCGTCTGAGACTTTGTTTACTCGTTTTCCACTCGACAATGTTTTGTTGCCCGGTGATTTGACACCCTTTAAATTGGAGGAAAAAGATGTCAATTACCGTGCTACTCCGATACCCGCGGATGGCCCAGATCCACCTTACCGAGACGTTGCTAAGATCATTGGCCCCACTATTATTGTGGGTGCCTGTGCACCTGCTTTGTCACGGCCAAATGATAGCTGGACCATCCGTGCGCGAGTACAAGACACTGCTACGCAAAAACCGCTTCCTGTAGCGTGGTTGCCTTACGTTGCGGAATTTTCAAAACTGTTATCCCATGGCTCGCTAATTGCGCCCATCGAATTGCCTGACATTGAGTCACGTGCGATGAATGAGGCTAAGCGATTGCGTATAGCCAAGGCCAGTGATGATTTCGCTACTGTGGCTGGTAGCAATAGTGTGGAGATCCGTTCTAATCAAAAGAAAGAGATCTACACAGCACCTAAGCCACCGCGTAATATATCTACAGTACATGACAAACATTATTTGAATTTGTCTCGTTTTACGTTGCCGTTAGCGGACTTGGTTAAAGAGTCGAAATGGTACGTATTCGGCAAACACCCTGACAAGGTTGCCGAACGAATTCATGAGTGCGTATCACCCTCGAAAACTGTAATCGAAACTGATTACTCTCGATTCGATGGTACCCATTCACATGCTTGTTATGCTATAGAGCAGCTCATTATGCTCACCGTGTTTGACTTTAAATACCATGATGATATCATTGATATTTATTCTCAAATGCGGGCGGCGCGTGCCAATACCTCGTACGGTATCTACTACGAGTTACTTGGAACACGCATATCAGGGAGCGCTGATACTTCTATTGGCAACACGCTCATTAACGCGGTCATCAACTATGTTGATGCGCGCATTAATGGGTTGTCGCCAGCCAACGCGATGTTGCATTTGGGTGCTTATGGTGGGGATGATGGTGTCAGTCCTGACCCTTTTCCCACCATTGAACACACTGCATCGTTGATAGGCTTGCGACTAACAATGACAGTTCGACAACCCGGGCAGCATATCACTAT